GAATCGAGAGAGAGACTAATAAAAAATTGGTCATCCTTAAAAATCAGGAGATAGATCGACTGAATGAAAAGTTGGAGAATGCCGGTACCGATTGGGGACCGCTCTGGTTTGCTGGCGGTTCAGTGGTCGGAGTCGTAATGTCGCTCACGATCTTTTATTTAGCAATTCAAACAGTTAACGCGGAGCCAATCCAGTGAGTAAAGATTATGACAAGATTGCGGAAATTGAGCAGGCGATTAAGAAGAAGTACGGGTCGCCGGCGATTCAAAATCCTCTTTCTAGTTGGGATCAAGATAAAGAAAAAGAATACATTAGTCAGATCAAAGAGGTTTCTAAGAACGAGAAAAGCAAGGCTCCGAGAGAGAAGGAATATTACAATGGTTTTTTAATGGATAAAAAACTACTTACTAAAGATAATAAATCTGTTTGTCCGGTCTGTGACGAATACTCTTTTAGCATGCGTAATGAGGTTTATTTTAATAAATGGGATTGTTGTCACGCGTGTTATATCCGGTGGGTGGAAGGTAGAGAGGAGCGTTGGATACAGGGATGGCGCCCAGAGGTAAAAGGCGATGATGGTAAGCGAGAAAGTGGATGAGTTAGTGAAGATGGTGTCTCTATTGAAGAGAGACGCCGAAAAGTGTGATAGTGGAAACGCTTCTGCTGCCACGAGGATTAGAAAAGATTTGATGAACTTAGTTAAAGAAATGAAAGAACTTCGCCAATCGGTGTTGGATCAACGAAAGGAGAAATTATAATGGCAACTGTGGAAGAAATTGCAAGAGGAATATCACAAGTGATGGCGGATAAGTTCGATGGCGCCATCGATGAAGATGGCAAAGAATTAGAGACGGGATTGAAGAGGGGTGGATTTGATGTGAAACTCACTGACAAGCGCGTCAATGATGGGTTTGGATTGGGTCTTAATGGGAATATTCTTGTTCTCAACTACGAAGGCGAAGTATCAGTGAAGGAACTAAAGGACAAAAATTTTGAAAGTGACGTGGGGCAAACCCTTGCGGACGTTCTTAAGTTCGTTAAGAAACACTATAAAAAAGTAACCGGTGACACCCTCAAGTGTAAACCCGTAGGAGAAATGACTTACAGCGTTCAAAGCACGAGTCGAGTCCATACGTGGGTGGAAGCTCAGATGAGATACCAAATTCAAGGAATGGAAAGCGTCGACATGAAGAACCCTAGCGGGGAAGAGTTATGCGATCAGTCCATTAGAGACTGGTTGGATCTTGGATCTAAATCTAAAAAACCTAAGAATGTTACTCGCAAAGAGGAAAAATCTTAATATGAAAATCTCTCAAGATCGCATAAGACAAATAATCAAAGAAGAAGTAAATCACTCTCATGCGGAGAGTGATCAGGGGGTGCGCGTCAAAAGACACCTGGACAAGATAGGAAGATTGGTACAAGAGATGATACCGGTTTTCGAAGATGATGATGGTGAAGAAGAGGCGCCAAGATGGATTCAAGAAAAGATTGCGGTGGTAGCAGCAATGCTCCAAACCATTCTGGATTATAAAAACGAAGAAGAAATAAGAAGTAAGTAAAATGTTATGGCATATCATATCTCTAAAAGCGAAGTCAAGAAAGAAATTACCAAGTGTGGTAAGGATCCAGTTTACTTTTTAAATAATTATGCCAAGATTTCTCACCCCGATAGGGGACTTATCCCTTTCAATACTTATGATTTTCAAACTGATTTATTAAAGAATTTTAATGACCATCGGTTCAACATCATATTAAAGGCGCGCCAATTAGGAATATCAACTATTACTGCTGGATACATCGCGTGGTTAATGTTGTTCCGCCGAGAAAAGAATATTCTAGTTGTTGCCACAAAATTTTCTACTGCGGCCAATCTAGTGAAGAAGGTTAAAGCATTGATCAAGAACATGCCCGACTGGATTAAAATATCGGATATCAATGTTGACAANAGGACAGCATTTGANTTGACCAATGGATCTCAAATTAAGGCATCTACTACTTCTGCTGACGCAGGTCGTTCCGAAGCATTGTCTTTGTTAGTAGTAGACGAAGCAGCACACGTACCAGAATTAGAGGAGATGTGGAAAGCGCTTTATCCCACCCTATCTACGGGCGGTCGATGTATTGCCCTTTCTACCCCCAATGGTGTAGGAAACTGGTTTCATCAAAACTATATAGATGCCGAAGAAGGAAGAAATAGTTTCTTCACCACCAGATTAGCGTGGGATGTCCATCCTGATCGAGACAAAGAGTGGTTCGAGAGAGAGACGAAGAATATGTCGCGCCGCGACATCGCACAAGAACTAGAGTGTAATTTTAATATGTCCGGGGAAACAGTCATCCACCCCGAAGATATACAGAAGATGTTGGCAACAGTCAAGGACCCCAAGCATCGAACAGGGTTTGATAGAAACTATCATATTTGGGAAGAGTTTGAAGAGGGATCGGAATACTTGTTAGTTTCCGACGTTGCCCGAGGTGACGGAAGGGATTATTCTGTCTTTCATGTGATTAAGTTAAATACGATGGAAGTGGTTGCTGAATATCAGGGGAAACCAAACTTGGACATGTTCGCCACGTTGCTCGATTCTAGCGGGAGAGAGTACGGCGGTTGCATGCTCGTGGTAGAGAATAATAACATTGGGTTTAGTGTATTAGAAAAGTTGACAGAATTAGAATATCCCAACCTCTATCATTCTATGAAATCTAGTCACGAATATGTAGATCAAATCACGGCAGAAAGCCACAACAGCGCCATCCCTGGATTTACTACGTCGTCCAAAACACGACCACTTATTGTTGCCAAAATGGAAGAGTTCATAAGGAACGGCATGATTACTATTTATTCTGCTCGAACAGTGAGCGAGTTTAAAACCTTTGTTTGGAACAATGGAAGACCACAGGCAATGAGAAGTTATAATGATGATCTCATTATGAGTCTCGCTATAGCATGCTGGGTTAGAGATACTGTAATGACTGCTTCCAAGAGGGATATGAAATATGCCAAAGCAATGCTAGATAGTATGATATACTCTAATACTCAGATGAATACCTGTATTAAGGGAATGTCGGGATACAAGAGAGATCAAATGCACGACAAGATCGAAGAAGAAAAGCAACTCAGATCAGAATATGGTTGGTTGTATAAAGGATAAACACTATGGCAGATAATACAAAAAATCCTGCAAATTCAGACTCTACGTTATTTAGGAGATTAACCCGATTATTTTCGGGACCATTAGTTACTCGCAAGACGCAGATGATCCGCAATCAGCGGAGACAAGATTTAGATAAGTATAGATTTAAATCGGCCAGTGGTCAGAATTTTAAAAAGACCACTTACAATCCTTTTGAGAGTATCAACTCNACGGCAATTTCTAACCAGCAGCGATCCGAGCGATATATTGATTTTGATCAGATGGAGTATATGCCGGAACTGGCATCGGCAATGGATATTTATGCCGATGAGATGACCACTTCTACATCTTTTGAAGATATGTTGCGCATCAAATGTCCCAACGAAGAAATCAAATCCGTCTTGGACACTCTGTTCCATCAGGTTTTGAATGTAGATTTCAATCTTTTTGGATGGTGCCGCACCATGTGTAAATATGGAGACATGTTTTTGTATTTAGACATCGATGACGGCATCGGAGTTAAGAGTGTAATTGCGTTGCCCACCAACGAGATAGAGCGCCTGGAAGGTGAAGACCCGACCAATGTAAACTATGTACAATACCAGTGGAACAGCGGAGGAATCACTTTTGAAAATTGGCAAATCGCTCATTTTAGAATTTTAGGCAATGACAAGTATGCTCCTTATGGATCTTCCGTCTTAGAACCTGCTCGAAGAATTTGGAGGCAATTAGTTCTTTTAGAAGATGCCATGATGGCTTATCGAATTGTTCGCTCTCCNGAGCGNCGNGTGTTNTATATTGATGTCGGTGCAATTGCGCCCGAAGATGTCGAACAATACATGCAAAAGATCATCACTCAGATGAAAAGAAATCAGGTTATTAACCANGATACGGGACGTGTGGATTTAAGATACAATCCNATGAGCATTGAAGAAGATTATTTCCTCCCAGTAAGAGGTGGACAAACCAATACAAAGATTGAATCGCTACCGGGAGGCACTTATACTGCCGACATTGATGACGTAAAGTATTTGAGAGATAAACTTTTTGCCGCCATTAAAATTCCCCCATCCTATCTATCGGCAGGCGAAGGCGCCGAAGAGGATAAATCTACGTTGGCACAAAAGGATATTCGCTTTTCTCGTACCATTCAGAGACTTCAACGATCTGTATTGGCGGAACTAGAAAAAATAGGGATTGTTCACTTATATACTTTGGGATTCAGAGGCGATGATTTAATATCTTTTAATCTTTACTTGAATAACCCTTCGAAAATTGCGGAACTTCAAGAACTGGAGTCTTGGAATACTAGGTTTAGTGTAGCGTCTGCTGCCACTGAAGGATATTTTTCTAAGCGATGGATCGCTCAAAAGGTTTTTGGATTAAGCGACGAAGAATTCTTGCGTAATCAGAGAGAAATGTTTACTGACCGCAAGATGCAAGCATTGATGGACGCTGCTGCTGAAATGAGTGCCGGCGCCGGATCAGGTGCACCAGGAGGTGAGATGGGTATGGGTGCCGCCGACATGGACATGGGCGCGCCCGAGATGGGTATGGAAGGCGCCGGAGAAGACATTGGCATGGAAGGTGGCGCAGAGGCACCCGCTGAAGGTGGCGGTGAAGAAGCAGCACCCGAAGATGAAGGACCACTCTTGGCCGCTCCTCCCGGCAAAAGAGATGATGATGTTCATTACTATGAAAAGGGCATGTATAAGCCAACCAAGAATGATAGGCGCCCCCAAGGTGGACGACATCGAAGCATGTTGGGGAAAGGAAGCACAGAGAAGGGAAAGAACACTAAACGTAATGTCTGGAAGGGGGCAACTGATTTATTTCCCAGTGCAAAGGAATTATTTACCCTCGGAAATGGTGTTGCGGAAGGGTTAGATGATAATTATAAGAAGGAAGAAGAGAAAGTTTTTGAAATTAAAAATTCGCAACGTGAAATAAAGTTGCTCATTGAGCAGTTGGAGAAAAAAGAAGATGGGAAAGACGCACAAAAGGAAACATAATAAGAAAAGAAATACCGCTTTTCTTTACGAAGTGCTGATTCAAGATATTACACGCAGTGTAGTTAATAAAGATCAACAACGTAAAGAAGTCGCCCTGAGCATTTGTAAAGAGTTTTTTAATAGAAATTCTGTTCTATACGCTGAAAAGGAACTGTATGTCTCGCTCCTGGAATCGAGAGGCACAGGCGCCAAACTTCTGGAAAAGATGGTGGTGGAATCTAAGAGAGCATATGCCGCCTTAGACCAGAAGAAGATATTTAATTCTCAAACTAAGTTGATTAATAAGATCAATAAAAAATTATCTGCTGATGTTTTTGGAAACTTTGTGAATAACTATAAAGATCTGGCAACGCTCTCACAGATTTTTAATCAAGACCTATCGATACGTCAGAGAGTACTTTTAGAAAATGACTTTGTAGAGCAAACATCAAACTCTTCGGACTCCTCCAATGCCGATCTTGAACCCACAGACAATTTGGTTTATCGAACTTTTGTTAAGAGTTATAATAAAAAATATGAAAATCAATTGCTGTCGGAACAAAAAGAATTAGTCACGCGCTATGCCACTTCTTTTAGTGATAATGGACTTTCTCTTAAGATTTATCTAAATGAAGAGTTTGGAAGATTAAAAGACACTCTGGAGAAGTCCTTAGACACTAGCATCATCAAAGAAGATCAGGAGATGCTCTCCAAAGCTAAGAAGGTATTAAGCATTGTAGAATCTTATAAGCAGGTACCTGTCTTCGAGGAAGATACGATTATTCAGATTTTAGAGATCCAGCGATTGGTCAAGGAGATAGAACTCTAATGCCCATTACAATAACAGTTGGACCACAAGAGGGAGAAGCAGAGGAGGCATCTGCCGCCGCAGCACCTCCTCCAAAGGAAGAACCTAAAGACAAAGAGCGCGCCATTACCATGAAGCTGGACATTAGAAAAGCAATTGATGGTAGTTTGATGATCTTTGATCACCCTGACATAGATATTGTTGTCGTCCCTGCTACTGATAAAGTAGTTTCTTTTCCAAAGAAATCCTACAATGATGCTGTTTATGACACTCAAGACAGACTCTTTAGACATTTAATACAAGCGGGGATTGCAACCCCCGGAACAGTCGAAGGCGGACCTGTTCATGGCGCCATGGGCGCCATCATTCAATCACCCAAGAATCCTGAATTCCCTGTATTGGATTTGGTTGTTCTCTCTATCGGTAAATTTATTGAGAAAGAAAGACCAGATTACCTATTTGCTCAGGCGTATGAGCAGGAAGTTGAAGACATGTATAT